AAAACAGCTGTACAAGAAGGTCAACACATTAATCAAATGTTTGGAACTCTGTATAAGTTATCTGATCAAATTAGTGATAAATTAGATGACTCAGTTATGGGCAATACTATAGATTTCAAGAAGTGGAAAGCAGATACTATAACTAAAGAATTCTTTAAATTTAAAAATGCTTTAGATGAGACATTTAAAGACACTGAACAAGTAGCCTTTAATTTAGATATGCTTAAAGTAAAATTCGGCTCATTAGGAGAAGAAGCAGAGAAAGCTTTGAAAGGCTCTTTTATGAAGAAATTCAGATTAGCCTTCCCAGACGAAAAAGAATATAAAAATATCGCTAAATGGGTTAAACTTGCTACTACAGCTCAAGGTAAAGAAATCACTTCTAGACACGAAGTCCTAAATGAAGAGAAAAACTTTATAGATACTCAAAAAAGTCATTTCCACGAGCATGAAGATCTTTTAGCTCTTAGAAAGAAGATGGCAGATTGGGATGATAAAATCTCAGATGCTTCATTGACTCGTGAAAAGGAAAAACTAAAATTAAAAGAGATCCAAACTGAATTAGCTAAAACAGAGCTTGCTCTTATGAAATCCGAATGGAAGGAGATAACTGATTGGCTAGGTGGGGCTATGGTAGGAGTAGCAGACTCTTTTGGAGATGCTATTAGTGGTTCTATGGCAGACATCTTTATGAATAAGAAGGCCGATAAAGACTGGATAGATAATCTTAGAGAAGATATTGCCCAAGGCTTTGCTACTTCTGCAGGTGATATAATAGGTAATATAGCTCAAAAGACCGTATTTGGAAACCAGGGGTGGTTAGCATCTGCAGCCGAGGGGTTAGGTGTAGCACCAGAGGTTGTCGATACTATGTTCCCTAGAGACGACGTAGAGATTTTAAGAGATAAACTAGAAGAGTTAAGACAGTTAGAAGAGAAGACAAAGACTGCTACAGAAGAACTAGTACGAATTGAACAAGCAAAATCACAAGGGCTTAATTTAGGTACAGGACTAGATAAAAGGTCTGAAAAACTTACTCAAATGCTAAGTGGTGGTTGGGGTGAAAATATTAGGTTCGTTGGAAGATATTCTTTGGACGAACTTCATGGAGTTACCCCCTTTAAATCTGTAGAAGGCGCTAAGGATAATTGGAATGCTGGAATAGCTGAGTTTGTAAAAGTTCAAAAAGAAGCTAATTCTGATCTATACAACAACCCTGATAAGTACTTTAAAAACTTAGAAGATTTAACACTGCGATATGTTCAATCTATAAGCAGAGATGGCATAACGTACGGTGCTCATATTTTAAACGATACTGATATAGAAACTACTAACGTCAGTTCTATACTGCATGAAGTACTTCATAAATCTATAGTTATTCCTTTTAAAGAATTTAGTAACTATTTTAAGGGATTAAAAGATACTAAATCGGTGACTGCATTTGATTCTCTTATGAGAGTTGAGAAAAAGAAACTAACTACTAGGGAGAAGAAACTTAGCCCGGAAGTACAGAAAGGGATGTTAAATGTAGGAGGGTCTGCTCTTTATAGAACTCATGAAGGCATGATCGAAGAGTTCTTCGTTAGGCTTAAGACTATGTATGCCTATATGGAAGCTCCAGAGACCAGAGAAGGTCAAGTACAGCTAGCTAAGGATTTGATCCCTGACTACTTAGAAAATGAAATGACTCCTGGTTTTGTAAAAGAGCTTGTTGAATCAGTTGTAGATAAAGAAGGCACTAAAGTAGCAAAGTTATCACAAACAATACTTGACGGAGCCTCTAAAGAACTAGGAGTTCTTGTTAAGATTAAAGACTTACTTTCATCAATATTCCAGAAGCTGGGCTTTGGTGACGAAGATAAAAAGGATAAAATTAATCATGATATTGCGCCAAGTAATAATCCTCACTTTGACCCAGATTTTGAAAATAAACAAACAGCTAAACAATTAAAATGGTATGATGAGTGGAAGCAAGGGGTAGAAAATGAAAAGATAATCTCTAAGCACCATGGCGAAAAAGGCACTTTAAAGAGAGGCTTATTAGGAGACAAAGTATACCAAAGTAAGGATATAATGCCTACTGGTAAAAGAATTGTAAAAGAAATATACGATGATATTGATAAGCTTAAAAACTTAGATTACTCTAAAGTTACTCAATTCTTCGATGATATACTTAAATTTGTTAGAGGTACTAAGTTAGACTTTGTTACTGGAATGTCTCCTAAAAGTCTAACAGATAGCACTTTATCAGGAATGGGGTATTTAGGCCCTGGACAAATAGGACCTAAAACGGAAGCTCAAACCTTCTTTGAAAGTTTACAAGAGGGAGGTTCTTTAAAAGTATTAGAGCAAAACCCAGATGCGCAGAAAGACTCATATAATGCCAGCGGCGGTATATTAGTTCAGAACCCTTCTTCAGATAATACGGCGGAAAATGTATCTAAAGATTTAAGAGGGGCTATGGCGTCTAACCTTCATTCACAGATTATGAATGACAATATGAACGCTAGATCTCTGATTACTAATTCTGTAGCTCAAGTAGGTACTAATATAATGTCTGACGCTGTAGGCGGTATTATAGGTTCATTCTTTGGATTCGCAAATGGCGGAATAGCTAAGGGAGGCTTCAGAGCTTTCGCAAATGGTGGAACAGTAAATCAGCCAACTCTAGGCTTAGTAGGTGAAGGTAAGTACAATGAAGCTGTTGTACCTTTACCAGATGGTAAATCTATCCCTGTAATGGGGGGTACAGGTGGAAATGTTAATAACGTTACCGTTAATGTTACAGTAGATTCAGATGGTAATGCTAAGGCAGGGGTTGAGCAGATGGACTCAAATCAGCAAGGTAAGGAACTTGGGCATCTTATTTCTCAAGTGGTACAAGAGCAGATTATGTTACAGCAAAGACCTGGAGGACTTTTAAATAGTTATTAATTATGGCAAACTTTAATACAAATGTTAATATAAACCCAGATAAAGGAGAGCGAGGTAGTCAAAAGCCTCGTATCCTAACTGCTAAGTATGGAGATGGGTACGAGCAACGTACTACCTCAGGAATTAATTACTTAGAAGAAACTTGGGATTTAAGATGGACTAACCGTACTACTGCGGAAGGAAATAAGATTGTTAAGTTTTTCGAAGATCAAGGTGCGGTAACTTCTTTTGATTGGTATCCTACGGGATATGATATAGCGAGTACAGCAACTAGTACTACTGCTAATAAATTAGTAGATACTTCGCAATACTTTACTAATAGATACTTAAATTCCACTGTTAGTAATACTACTGATACTACAACTGCAACAATAACTGCAATTGATAGTCCTACCCAAGTAAGTTTAAGTAGTGATATTATGGCATCGGGAGAATCTTATACAATATATCCATATTTTAAATATGTATGCCAAGATTGGACAGCTACTATACCTCAGAATGGTATTCAAACAATAACCGCTAAATTTAGAAGAGTATTTGAAACATAGGAGAACTATATGTCTATAACTACAGATGCACATAGCTTTGAACCAGGAGAAATAATTGAGCTTTTCGAGCTGGATTTATCTACGGGGTCTGCGGCATCTTCTTACCAAATTTTTAGATGGCACTCTGGATTAGGAGACAATTTAAAAGAATTAGTTTGGCAAGGCAATCGTTATTTAGCATTTCCTATTGAAGCAGAAGGCTTTGAGTTTACAGGCAAGGGTGCTATACCTAGACCAACTTTAACAGTTGCAAATATTACTTCTCTACTATCTAATGCTATCAACCAGTATGACGATTTAGTAGGAGCAAAGTTAACAAGAAAGAGAACTTTTAGTAAGTATTTAGATTCTAGTTGTGATGTATGGGGGTACGCTTTAGGAGGTACCTGCTCAGGGGAGTCAGGAGCTTCTTGTTCTGATACAGCATACACAACGCAACAAACTTGTCTAGCAGCGGGAGAGACCTGGTACGGTAGTTATAGTAAAACAGACTGCTTAGATTCTACTAAGTATGGGGCAGCAGGAACTTGGACAGATTATACAAGTTCTTCTTGTGCTACTGATGGAGGAACTTGGTATGCTAATGCAACAGCTGATTCTGATGCCGATTTTGCGGATGAAATATGGTATATAGATAGAAAGGCTGTAGAAACTAATACTTACATTCAATTTGAATTAACTGCTGCACATGATGTACAAGGCGTAAAACTTCCTTCTAGGTCTATTATTGCTAATAACTGCCCTTGGAGGTATAGAGGTACTGAATGTAGTTATACAGGTAGTAATTATTTTGATATTGATAATAATACTGTAGCTTCTCTAGCGGATGATGTGTGTGCAAAAACTTTTACTGCTTGTGAAAAAAGATTCCCTTTAGACACGCAAGAGATCCCATTTGGTGGATTCCCAGGAGCAGGAGTTAAAACGGGTAGTGTTCGATGAGGGAACATTTATTAGAAGCTTTTAGAGAGCATACAGAGCAAGAGTACCCTAAGGAAGCCTGCGGATTTATAGTTGTAATGCCTAAAGGGAAAGCAAAATATTTTCCCGCAAAGAACATTTCAGAAACTCCAGAGGATAACTTTATAATCGATCCTCTTAGTTACGCAGAAGCTGAAGATACTGGGGATATTATAGGAATATGCCACTCACATCCTAATATAGCGGCGATTCCTTCAGAAGCAGATAAAGTAGCTTGTGAAGCCTCAGGTAAGCCTTGGTATATTCTTAGTTGGCCAAGCAATGAGTTATATAGCTGGCAACCTAATGGATATGAGGCTCCTTTAATAGGGAGAACGTTCAGTTATGGAGTTTTAGATTGTTGTACTTTAGTACGCGATTTTTATAAAAAAGAATTAAATATTGATTTTGAATGTTTTCAAGGTCAAGATGGTTGGTGGGATAAGGGAGAGAATAGATACTTAGATAATTATGCTAAGCAAGGTTTTGTAAGAGTACATGATATCCAAAAATATGATATTTTTTTGATAAAATTAGTTTCACCTGTACCTAACCATGCTGCAATCTATATCGAAGATAATAAAATTCTACATCATGTACATGGAAGATTGTCAAATCGTGAACCATACGGCGGGTACTGGAGAAAACATACTACGCATATATTGAGGCATAAGACACTATGTTAAGAAAAGTTAAATTATACGGAATATTAGGAGAACGCTTTGGTAAAGAATGGGAGCTTGATATTAATTCTGTACGTGAAGCACTTCAAGCTATTGCAGCAAACAACCCTGAATTTAGAAGAGAATTTGTAAGTTCTCACGAAAGAGGAATTGGTTACCAAGTTATAGTAGGGGACTCTTACTTAAATGACGAAGAAGAAGCGGGGTACCCTACAGGGTCTCAAGAGATAAAAATTATTCCTGCAGTGATGGGAGCTAAGAAAAGAGGGTTAGGTCAAATTCTTGTAGGAGCTTTAATGCTATATGTGATGTTTCAAACTGGAATGACTTTTACGGGCGGAGAAGTAATGGGAACAGGAGAGGCTATACAGATAGGTGCAGGTCAAATATTTGGGTCCACTTTAGGGCCTATGGCAGTAAAATTCGGAGCCGCCTTAGTTTTAGGAGGGATTGCAGCTATGTTAGCCCCTTCTCCAAAATCGCTTGATACAGCCGAAAAACCTAAAAATTATGGATTTGATGGCCCCGTTAATACAACTAAACAAGGGTACGCGGTTCCTGTTTGTTATGGCAAATTAATTGTTGGAGGAGCTGTCATTAGTGCAGGTATACAAGCTGAAGATTA